TTACTTTTGGATTACCATTTCCATATTCGACAATGGGTGTTGTAGTAATCTCTGGTGGAGCATTGCTATCCCAGATATTTGTGGTTCTTACTTCATGATATGCTGTAACTGAATATGGTCTAGCTCCTACTGTGGTATCTAAAAACCCACGTATTTCATATAATGTGGGTAATAAATCAGTAAGAATTGTCATATTACATATATCCTAAAAACGTCCCACAAGGAATCGAAATAGTTGTTCCAAAATAATTCCTGGGACATTCAACCCCAAGTTTTATTGCAAGTCTATTTACCAGGATTTTACCAGTTTTATTGATATCTTCTGTTTTTCCACCAGGGAAAAATTCAATATCTCCTTGACCCGCACTTTTGATTCCAGAAACCGTTATACCACTGATTAATTGGGCATCTACTGTTGCTAATTGACCAAGAATAACTTCCACCTCAGATTGAACATATCCATCTACAAGATCTAATGCCCAATCTATGCCACCAGCATAATCCAACCACCTATCAGGATATCCTAGATATGTTCTGATTTGTGTTCTTTGAAGTTCTGATAATGCCATTAATTAACCTTTTTAGGTCTTCCACGACCACGCTTAATTGGCTGTTGGTCTGCAATAAATGCACATCCTTCAGATTCTATTTCAACCTCTTCCCCATTTATAATTGCAACTGGCTTTCTATACTCAAACACAAACTCTTCATCTGATTGAAGAAAAACTTCTTCACCTTCTTTGTGAATTGTTATTCCATCAGGAGTTAATTTTGCCAGTTCATCATTACAGGAAAACCCAGAAAATGTTATTTCATAAACAATCTCTTCAGGTTCTGGTTCTATATATGGTATTGCTTGTATTTTGCTTTTTTTAATTACATAATCATATCGATCTAATATGCCGAAGCTATCCCCGGGCAGAATCCCATAAGACTTACCAGCAATGGTAAATTTAAGAATTCGTGTGCCCGGATTATACCATTTTGACATTAGATACCTTTATATTAGCTTAATGCAAGAGAAATATTACTGCGCTTGCCAAAAGCATTGGGCTTATCAATGCAAAGTTGAAGCATATTAGAAACAACTGCTTTCTTGGCATGTGCTGTTCTACCAACTGCTTTATAAGCAAAGCCAGCATCAAATGAAGTCATTTGTGTTGCACCTTGCATGGCAGGAACTTGCAGCGTGTCAAATCCAGGAACTTGCATACGCTCGGGTAGAACCTCAATCCAGATATGGTCTGTATTTAAGTAGTAAATAGTTCCATCGTTATTTGTAGTATCAACATAACCATCTGCATCTTCAATAAATGCACAACCATTAACTATAATAGTAGGAACTGCTCCGCCACCAAGAACAGGTGAGCCAGTAATTGAAGAGAAATCAGCGATATATTGAATATTACTATCATATAATGCTTCAATCTGAGCAAAAACTAGAGGATTACAAATGGCAAGGTTAGGACGAAGCCCACCAAGATTTGAAATCTCAGCCAAATCTGTATAAAGAATTTTCTTGGTAAGAGTTACTGCGTCGGTTGCAACATAAGACTGCCAATAAGTAGCACTTGAACGATCGATTCCACCAACAGTATTAGAGTTATCAATCCAAGTCTCAAGACCAATCATTGCCTCAGTTGAGCCAACTGCCGTGCCATCAAATAAATCGCCGTTAATCTGTTTGGCACAAGCAGAAGCTGCACCAATCATCTGACGGGCAAACTGATCAATATTTCCAGTTACGCCGTTAACAGCAGCAGCCGCCATTACTTTATCAGTAAGCGCGAAGGGTGCCTCATAGTTAGCAAGAGAAAGAGATAATGCTGTCTGACTATCACTTGTTGCTGTTCCTACGTTTGCACCTTCTGCATATGTTGCGGCTGTAATTCCGCCGGTATCAATACCATAGTTTGCCTTTGCGGCATTGGCAGTGCGTTTTGGAAGAATTGAGAAAGTTTTTGCTGTTCGGTCTAACTGACGTGTAATCTCACGGTCATAGACGGTTGCTAATACAATTAGAGAAGTAGTAAGATCTGCCATAATTTAACCTTTTAATTTAATCATCTGAGAAAAAATCTGTTTTACCCATGGCTGCCAACATTTGCTGCACTTGCGCTTCTTTGCTGCTGGAACCATTTTGTCTACCAAGTATAGGAGCACGTCCTGTCTGCTGCGTTTTCGCATTTGTTGGTGCAGGCAAAAATCTCTTATTCTCGGGTTTGCTTATCCATTCCTGGACCGCTTCCGAAATATTATATGGAACACCATCAAATTCAATTTGTGCCGTTCCACCTCGGACTGTAGCAAGACTCTTTAATTCACTACTTGCTACATCTATCCATGTATCACTTACCTTTCCACGTAGCTCAGATACTAATTCATTATGAATTTTCTCCGATGCTAATCTGTTTTCCAACTCTACCCTTGCCTCTTTCTCCTTTTTTAAATCTCTTGCCAATTTGGCAAATTCAGGATTTGTACTAGTTGTTGCTGGAACTTCTTCCTCTGTTTGTGGCGCTTGTTTTGCAACTCCCTCAAATTTCTTTTCTATATTTGTATAAAGTTTTGCAAAACGTGCGTCTAGGGCTTTATTTAATTGATCGTGTGATACATATTTCGGTTCATCTGCCACAGCAGATTCCCCACCAGGATTGTCTGTTTTAATTTCCATATACTACCTCAATATAATTGAGCAACCTCCATTTCAGGAGCTATGGGCTTTTGACCCATATATTTACTTACTGTTTTAGTTTGCTTTATTTTGTATTATTTTGATCTTCGTCTTCCATTTCCATATTTGGAGCCGGCATGGTTGACTGTGTTGTTACCAGAGAATTTGTTTTATTTTCAATTTCCGGAATTTCCATCTCATCTATCTCTTTCCTCATCTGATTCTTTAATTTCTCATCAGCATCCTGAAATGTTAATTCTGAGATCCTTATCTTTAATTGTTTAGCGTAAGTCTCCGATATTGCTCCAATTTTTGCGAAATCTACTTTGGATAATACATCTGCAATTGCCGCAATATCTGGTAATTGCATGTTTTCTAAATGCTCAAACCCCTTAACCGTCCATTCTAGATTATCTTTCCTTATTTTTGAAATAATATCTAATATTGACTTGGCATGTTCTTTTATGATAATTCCAAAATCTTTCATTGTTGTATGATCTTGTTTTTTATCCTCAACTCTGGCTTGAGCAGATCTTACAAGGGCATAGGAAGAATCTGTTGAATTATATGATAATCTTGAACCAACACGATAAATCTCATTTTTGGTATCATCATTCCACTCCTGTAATGATTTAATGAAATCTGGAGGAGGATTAGACCAGGCAAAATCTGCATCAGTTGGTATCTGAATTGCTCCTACTGATGCTAATCCAGATAAATCTCCACTTGATTTAATTACAGGCACACTGTAAGCCTGTGCTTGAAGAGCCCACCAAGTAGCGGATCTTCCTCTCCAATTAGAAATAGCAGGACCCCTAAGATGTTCTCCTAAATGAATTCCCTTTGGTAACATAAGATCCACAACTGGCACAAATCCCAGATTATGTTCCTGATTTTCAATTAATGGAACATCTATCTTGTCATTATCTAATCTAGCATCCTTCTCTAAATATATTTGAAATGTTTGTCTGGAAATTCTGTCAATAATAACCCATGTATGTTTTGTTAGTTCATTTCCCAGAGGATTAGGTCTTACATGCTCATGTGAATATAATTTAACCCATTCAAGCTTGCCTATGTCATCATACATCCAATCCAGTATCTGCTCAGCTTCCCACCCGCGTAAATATAAATTACCCTCACCCATCTCTTCCCACTCAATCCTATTGGTGGCTTCTGAGTCAGGTATTACTATTTCCGTTAAATGTCTGCCATATACCAATGTCTCCGTTAATACATACCGCTCCCAATCCACAAAATTGGTTCCAATATTATCACAGTTCTCCGAGAAATCTTCATAATATTCAGGCAACTCCCCTTCCCCATGCCGCAGCTCTAATGGATAACTGAACAAATGACCAGGATAATAATTACATACCTGAGCAAAATAGTTATTATAGGAATCTAAAGCAATCTTTTGCTTTTTCGCAGTTATTTCTTTTTTCTCCCCCATTGGAGGTGGAATTAAATGAAAATATCTCTCTTTGAGACATTTGCCACCATGATATAATGCTTCCAAATCTTCCAACATATCACGATTATATTTATGGTTTGTTTGTTGTAATAGTTTAATATTTACCATTGTATACCTTTATTACCAATTCATGGATAAATCAAAATCCTCAAGACCCTGTAGTTTCCCAGTATCCTTATCCTCGCAGTTAAATAATGACGTAATTGCCCAAACTAGAGCATCTAACCTATCTGGAGAATTCCTCCAGTCCCTGGGCATATCTGGATCATATGAAATCATCTGCTCTTCCAGTTTTCTGAAATATCCACAATGATTTATTAATCCCTTCTCATACATTTGAGAAATTGGCTCAGCTCGGACTGCCTTCCCTCTTGTGGCAATTACAGTTTTTACTGGAACAAATTTGTCAATTACTTGAATCGCAAACGGCAGATAATCCCCACCATTGTTCTTTTCAATTACTACGTAATTGGCTTTATTATCTTTATATGCTTGAACCACCGTTCTTGCTATCTGCTCTGGCGTTCCCTTAAAACTACGGTCTTCTATCACATACCCAATATCATTTTTCTTTCCAAATACAATAATACCATTCTCATTATTATCTGAAGATACAGCAGGGTCCCATGATACTACTATCTGATCCATATCCACTGTTGATATAAAATCTCGCTTAAACCAATCAGTTTTAAATAACTTTCCTTCCAATGAGATCAAATCTGCATATACTTCCATATTTGCAAGCTGAGTTCCATCTGATTTAAGTAGTTTATTTAATGTTGAACCATCCAGATTCTGTAAATTCTCCCAGGTGGAGCCCTTGGTTAATACTGTGTGTGGGTCATTTATGACCTGCTTTAATAAAAATAATGCCTTCTGTGAAGGCGTTGTTGTAATTATCTTCTTTCCTTCCCCTTTTCTTAATGCAAAATCTACAACATCCAAACAATCTTGAGGATGAGCAAAGAATGCCAACTCATCAAATACTGCCCCAGTTAATGATGCTCCACGTGCATTTTCTGGTTTTTCTCCAGTTCCACCATAAACAATGGAACCATTCGTAAATTCCCAAATAAGGTCTCTAACATCGCTTCGTTTAATATAATCCTGCCCAATAAGATTTATCAGGGAATCCTCTCCTGCCGCTAAATCTCTTCTGACCGTCTTATCTGTTCTCGCAAAATATTGATATTCTCCAGGAATTGTTAATATTTGCTTCTTGAGCCAGTTTTTGGCTGTATAAGTTTTTCCATATCCACGACCTGCCAATAATATCCAGGTATCCCATATTCCTCCAGGTGGAAGCTGGCTGGGACGCGCAATCCATTCCCAATCATTAAATATCGCATTTCTTTGTGCAGCTGTTAGTGATCTTAAAAACCGCTCCTGCTCTGCTTCCGTTTTCTTTGATAATTCCAGAATAAATAATGTCTTCCTGCTTCTATTCTTTAATATCTCTTTTTTGGCATGAGATGGAACCTTTTTTAAAAGCTCCATAAACCTTTCCCTGTAATTCTTATACGCCTTCTCCGCCATAATATTTTTCCCTATATATTCTTATTGTTTTATTTTGTTCTATTTTGCTTTATTTGGAACCCTTTAGCAGTTTCATTATATCATCAAATGAATCTATCTTAACATCATCTGACCTAATTATTGGATTATTTATATTCAATAGTTTTAATATTGTAATGTATTTTTCATGTAATGAATTATACATCTTATCTATTTTTTCTAAATCCATAATACAATTTGAATATTCTTTAGTTCCTGGATCAGATTTCATTATTTTATCTTTAACCAGATTAGACTGATTAGTATAAAATGATAAAGATTTAGTTAAATCATCCACTTGTTCTTCCAGAGATTGGGCAACTTTATCCTTGGCACGGTCTAATTCCAGATTTCTACGCTCTTCCTGGGCATCTTTGAAAGATTTCCATAGTTGGATATTACGAATTCCTATTTTATAACCAAATCTCTCTAATACTGGAAGCAAGTCTTTGGCTGATTTATATTTATCTGGCTCTTCTACATAATATGAAACTACTTTTTCCTGTATCTCTTGCGGCACATTTTTAGACATTTTTGCCCCTTAATAGATCCCATATGAATCTAAACTCTAGTTCCTTGCGTAATATTTCAATAAATGTTCCTTTGCGGAACTTTCTGGTTAATTTCCTGCTCTTTTTATATATTTTCATAATGATTTCCAGTGGTTGTGTCAATTGTGGTGGATTTCAATATTATTTCAATTTTGAAAATGGTTTAAAATGTCAATTGTGCTGCCCGCCCCTCACAATTTCTCTTTTTTTTGATCTCTGATTTCTTCTTTAAGTTCAGCCAACTCTTTTTTTAGATCCTCTATCTCATTCCATATATTCTTTGGTGGTGGGATAATAGCAGATAATAATTGTAT